ACCTATTGACATTCCAGAAACAATAGGCGCACAATCCGGCGCGTGACTGCGGACATCGTTCTCGCAGACTCCCGAACAAGGGAGAATTTCGCCTTTGCCGATACGGTAGGCGAACTCATTACCGCGCTTTCCGCGTTTGATCCGCAGATGCCCGCTCCTCGCGCTCTCATTGACCAAGCGGCGGCGTTGACCTTCCCGCCTTCGCCCATCACCCTGTTTGCCGAGTCCTACCCGCGTGCGGTGGACATCAACGAGGATGATTACCGAGCGAAGCAAGCCGAGTACGACGCAGCTGCAACGGCTAGCGGCTACCGGCTCGCAGGCTTTCGATTGCATCGAGCGGTGTTCTCCACGAAAACGTGACCGATGACGTTAAAGCGGACGAACTGCCAAACGAAGGCCAGACGGATGATGAGATCCTCGAAGAGGCTCGCAAGCGTTTTCGGATCGCCACCGACGCAGACGCAGACAATCATACGAATGCGAAGGACGATCTCCGCTTCCTGAACGGGGAGCAGTGGCCGGATCAGACCAAGCGCCAACGGCAGTTGGAAGGGCGTCCTGCCCTGACCATCAACACGCTGCCCACGTATCTGCATCAGGTCACGAACGACCAACGGCAGAACAAACCGGGAATCAAGATCCACCCGGTTGACGATTACGCAGACCCGGAGACGGCCAAAGTCTTTCAAGGGCTGATTCGGCACATTGAATACGACTCCAACGCTGATGTCTGCTACGACACGGCGGTGAACTCTGCTGCGGCGATTGGTTTCGGCTATTTCCGCTGGATGACCGAGTACGAGGATGAGAACTCGTTCAATCAGGTGATCCGGTTCAAGCGCATCCGCAACGCTTTATCGGTGAGGATTGATCCGTTGTCCATCGAGCCTGATGGCTCGGACATGAAGTGGTGCTTCATCGAAACCTGGATGTCGCGCGAGGAATTCAAGGCGCAATATCCAGACGCAGAGGCCGGAAATTGGCCCTTGGCGCAAGGCGCAAACTACGCAGGATGGGTGGAAGAAAACGAAGTTCTGGTCTGCGAGTATTACCGCATCGAGCAGTCGGACGCGACCCTGTGCCTGTTGTCGGATATGGGGATGAAATCGACATTGAGGGCAAGGTAACGCGCATGGGTCTTGTGCGCAACGCCAAAGACCCATGCATGCAATACAACTTTTTCATGACCTCGGCCACCGAGGAAGTTGCTTTGCGCCCCAAGGTGCCGTTTGTCGGTGCTGTCGGCCAATTTGAGACGGCCAAAGCCGATTGGCTGCAAGCCAACAACCGTTCCTTCGCCTTCTTGGAGTACGACCCGGTAACGGTTGACGGGGTTGTGGTAGGCGCACCGCAGCGGCAGCAGACCGCAGACGTTCCGAGCGGCATGCTTGCAATGGCGATGCACGCCTCGGACAACATCAAGCGCACTACCGGCATTTTCGACTCGTCGCTCGGTGCGCAGGGAAATGCCACTAGCGGGCGGCAGGAGATCGCACAGCAGCGCCAGGGCGATGTGGCGAACTTCCACTTCACCGACAACTTGACGCGCACCATCAGGCATTGCGGGCGCACGTTGGTGTATTCAATCCCGAAGTATTACGACACCGAGCGTTCGGTGCGGATCCTGGGCGAGGACGAAAGCGCCGACTACGCCACGATCAACCAGCCGAACATTGAAGGCATTAGGGATGAATCCGGCGAGGTTCGGGCGGTGCTGAACAACCTCGGCGCCGGTACATATGACGTAACGGTGAGCGCTGGACCGGGCTACGCAACCCTGCGGCAAGAAGCCGTCGAGGGCATGGCCAGCAACATGGAAAAGAACCCGGCGCTGTGGCAAGTGATCGGTGATTTGTTCGTCAAAAATCAGGATTGGCCCGGCGCCGAAGAGATGGCCGAGCGCATCAAGAAAACCATTCCTCCGCAGATTCTTGATGAGAAGGGCGAGGACGGCGAGGAAGTCATCCAAACCCCACGCGGTCCGCTCCCCTTGTCGCAGGCGCCCCAAGCCATTGCAGGGATGGATCAGACCATCCAGCAGCTAGAGATGCAACTGCAAGCGCAGCAGGCCGAAGCCATGAGCGTGCAGGAAGAAAAGGCGAATGTCATGGCGCAGAAAGTCGCCATTGACGCCAAGCAACAGGTGATGAACGCCGAGTTCGCCGCGCAAGAGCAGGTAATGAAGGCCGAATTTGACCGGATGACCTCAGACATTGCCAGGATGAAGGCAGAGCTTAGCGCTGAGGTTGCCAAACTTGACGCGCAAGACGATCAGGTGATCTCTGAATTGGTATCAAAGTTCAAGGATTTGGAGTCAGGCATCAAAGACATGATTGCTGGCTTCCAGCAAGCCGACGCAATACAGGACGCATCACGAGGCGAGGGCGACCAACAAGCCGATGCGGTGCAAGACAGCGTGATGAACGGTCAATTGCAAGCCGTGGTTGAAAAGGTTTTGTCCGAAGCGCAAGCGACCACGCAAGGCGCGGTTGAGGCAATTCTTCAAGGCCGCCCGCCGAAACAGTTAACCATGCCGAACACCGACATGCAACAGCAGATGATCGCCGCAATGGGGCAGATGCTTGCAGAGGCGCAGGCAAGTTCGCAGGCTGCGGTAGCAGCAATAAACGAAGTGCGCCAGCCAAAGCAAATCAGCATTACCGCCCCGAGCGGTCAAGTCTATAGGGGCGTAGTGCAATGACCGGCTACAGCATAACGCTCAGAAACGCGCAATTGAACGCTATTACAACCGCTGTCGGCAATGCGGGCTTGTGCGCGATCTATGACGGCGCCAGACCCGCTACGGGTGGCGCAGCGACTACCAAGCTAGCCGAGTTCACGCTAGGCACGCCGTTCGCGCCTGGCGCTGCGGCTGCGGTGCTTTCTCCCGCCTTGCCGAGCAGCGCGACCGGGCTGGCTGCGGGTACAGCGACATGGTTTCGCATCACTACCAGCGGCGGAACGCAGGTTATTGACGGTTCGGCAGGTACAAGTGGCACGGACATGATTCTTGATACGGCGGCTATTGGTGTCGGCCAGACGGTGAATATGACCGCGTTCACCATTTCGCGGGGGAATGCGTAATGGCTACGGGGCTTGGGACTGCAACTCTCGACTTCGGCGCTTTCCCTGGCTCGAGCGAGGCCAGTGTGGTCGTAACCGGGCAAACGTCGATTAGCGCGACCAGCAAAGCGGAAGCGTACATCATGGGCGATGACACAACCAGCGACCACACTGCGGCAGACCATAGATATGCAGCGGCGCTGATCGGTCTAACTTGCGGGACGCCGAGCGCGGGGACCGGGTTCACGATTTACGGGCGTTGCCTGGACAAACTTCAAGGCACTTTTGCCCTTAGATGGGTATGGGCGGACTAAATCATGGCACTTGATACAAACATCCGAGGCGCGGTAACGGGGAACGGCGCAGAGGTAGACGCCAGTAACCGACTGCTCGTTCGACTGCCGGATGCCACTACGCCCGCCAACGTGGGCGGCGTGAGGATGTTCACGCAGAACGACTCGGGCGCCATCAGCGGAACCCCATTGCTGGGCGAACCGGAGACTGACGATGATTCTCGCTTTCGGATTGCTACCGAAGCAATCTTCGACATGGAGACCTTCAACTACACCGCGCAAAGCACCGGCAAGCATGCCTATCGAAATACCACGATGGCAAATACTTGGAGCGCGGCGGGCCTGACCTCCAACAGCGGCAACATCACCACCATCACAACCGGCACGCAGTTCAACAGCTATGCCGAATTTGCTTTGATCGGCACATCGCAACTTTATTGCGAGATGCAAGCCGCGTTCACCGCGCTGCCGACCACAAACACGATTGTTGATTTCGGTCTGGCGCGCCTGGCGACCACGAACCCCTACGCCCCGACGGATGGCGTGTATTTCCGACTGAATTCGGCCGGAATATCGGGTGTCATCAACTTTAACGGCACGGAAACGGTGGTCGGCCCTTTCACGTTTACCTACAACGCTAACCAGAGATACCAGTGGATCATCTCCACGCACGAGGGCAATACTCAATTTTGGATCGATGGTGACCTTTACGGCGAGATTCCTACGCCTGTCGGTCAGGGTCAACCGTTCATGTCCACCTCGCTGCCGTTTGGATTCCGGCACGCTATCGTAGGCGGTGCGGCAGGCGCGGCGCTGTCGTTCATATTGAATGATTACGTAATCAGCGTCGGCGGCCCGAACATCGCACTCACCGCTTCGGTGATGGGGCAGCGTATTTATGGCTCGTATCAGGGCCTGTCTGGCGGCACGATGGGGTCGCTTGCCACATACGCCAACAGCACCAACCCCACGGCAGCCGCACCATCGAACACGGCGCTTACCGCCAACCTGCCCGGCGGTCTGGGTGGTCAAGGCGCGGTAACTGCCGCTGCTGCGGCTGCAACCGATGGCATTTGGGGCAGTTACCAAGTGCCTGCGGGCACGGCAAACGTGCAAGGTAGGCGTCTGGTTATTCGCGGCGTAGTGGTTGATGCCGTCAACTTGGGCGCTGCGGTTGCAACGACTGCTACCACGATTCAGTTTTCACTTGCCTTCGGTCACACGGCGGTTTCGCTGGCGACAACCGAAGCGGCAGCGGCAAAGGCTCCGCGCCGGATTGCTCTGGGCTTTATGACATGGCCGGTAGGTGCGGCCATCGGGGCGCAGCCTCAAATGGGCGCGTTGAGCGTGGATTTTGGCGATGCGCCAATTTTCGTCAACCCGGGTGAATTCGTGCAACTGGTCGCCAAGTTCATGCAAGGCACGGCAACGGCTTCGCAGGTGATCAATTTCACGTGGCAGCCGGTTTACGGTTGGGAATAAATGTCCCTACTTCTTGCGCTCACTTCAAACGCGCCCGGCGTAACGGCGGCGCTCGCGTGGACGGAAGAAAACGATGTTACGGCCATTGCGGTTAGCGTTGGAGTATCAACTAACAATGTTGCATTAGCGTGGACCGAGGACAACGATGCTT